ACGGCTTTAGCCGTCTGCGAGGTAAATGCGCCCTTCACCGCGTCGATCGCGGGGTCAATAAAACGCTTCGTGATCGGATCCATGACGGGGTCGAGGACGTATTTTCCGACGACGGGCATAGCCATCTCAGTGACGGCGCCTGTAGCCGCCTCAACGCCCATTTGCGTTGGGTCGACGTACTGCTTGCCCCCGGCCGCGCGAACACCTTGTTGCTGCGCCGCGCTCGTCGCGCCGTAAGACATCAAGCCACGCACGCCCTTGCCCACAAGAGAAAGCCCCCCGCCGGCGTACTTCGCCGCGGGAAGGAGTTGCGTCCCTTGGGCTACCAAGTCAGTGGCGTCTGTCATAGACAGGCCGGGCTTGTTCACATAGAAGCGCTCGCCCTTCCATGTGATGACGGGGTTGCCGAACTTGTCCACGCCGACCTCGCCGAGGCGGTCGTCATCCTTAAACTGCGTTTGGATGACGCGCGCCTTCTCGACCGGGTCAACAGTAAGTCCCATCATCAAGTTGGGGATGGCGCTTTCCCAAAAGCCGATGTCAACTTCGGACATCTCGGGCAGGTCCGGGAACTCCATCTTCGGCCCATCGTCGGGAAGTTTCTCAGCCATTAGTTACCTGTCCCTTCGGAGCCAGGGAGCGGTTTGAGTGCCGGCAGGCCGGCATCGCCGCCGGACGCGCCGCGGGCAATACGGGCGATCGCCTGCCGTTCCTGGTCAGTGATCGCCGGGTAGCTTGCCATGATCTCGGACGCGGCATTACGCATAGCCACGCGCATGGCGCCGGGGTCACGCGCGTACGTGGGATCGTTGCGCACTCTATTGACCGCCGCCGCAATAGCTCTGTCGCGTTGCCCCCGACGCCGAAGGATCCGCGAAACGTAAAGGTTCCCCTCGAGGGTGTTACTGATAGAGGGGAAAATCTCCTGGATAAATTGCAAGTCTCGGTCGGTCGGGTTGACGCCGAGAAGTTTGACCTTGGGCGCGATAAGTTGGTTCACCGTCGACGTCAGCTTTTCCGCCGACGCGGCGTTGGTAAGATCGACGTCGAGGCCGAGAACATTCTGGGCCCACTTCGCAGTGGTGTTCAAAATCGTCTGCCCGCCGCCGGTCTTCATACCGTTGCCGAGCATGTTCTCAATATCCGCCAAACCTTGGTCGGCGTCGAGGCCGGCCTCGCTGGCGTCGTTCCATTTCGCTTGGTTTTCGCTGACCCACTTCGCGTCCAGTTCCTTCATGGGGTTTGCGGTCATGTCGACGAGGGGTTTCTTGGCCGCGGCGACGCCGATCTGGAACTCCTCTTCGGTGATGCGGCCGGCGTCTCTGTCCGCCACCAACTTGCCAATAGTAGACTGCGCCTTCAGGCCGGCCTTGGCCTCCTCTAGGCGCAGGGCACGTTCGTGGTCTATGGACGCCTTGATCTCGCTTAGGGGGGTGTTCGGGTCTCCGCCACGTTTTTGCCACCACGCCTTCATGCCTGCGATCTCTTGCATTTTGAGCGCTTGCTCTTTTTGCCACGCGGCATGTTTTTGGGCAGCTTGCTGCGCGGCCGTCTGGGCGGCGGCGCGCTGGCGAAGCATCTCGTCGGCCTGCACGGTTTGCATGGCGTTTTGATTATACGCCTGGCTGAACGCCTGGCCCGCCGCGCCTAACCCTTGGCCTAACGTGCGGGGGGTTCTCGACCAGCCGCTGTTCGCCAGCAGGGCGGCGCCGGCGGGGATCATAGAATTCCAGCCTGCGTTCTGCTGCTGCGCCTGCGTGAGCAGATTAGCAAAGGGACTTTTTCCGAACATATCTTACCCCCAAGCCCCGAGAAGACCGCCGCCAATCGCGCCATATAGTGGGTTCACACCCGCCATCTGCGCGACGCCCGCGCCCATCATGCCGCCGCCGAGAATCCCCGACGCCGTGTTACTGTAAATCGGCTGAGACGACGTCGAAGTGCCGCCAAAGTTCCCGCCCGCAACAAGGGCGCCGTAACGGCCGAGACGCTCCCACGGAGCCATTTCGTTGAAGTCCCACTTATCTCGGTCGGCTTGCATGTACTCGGCTTGTTTCTGCTCTCGAGCACCACCTACCGTGGCGAGGCGCAAGGCGTCGTTGTAGTCCGTCGCGGCGTAAGCCGGCGCGTTCATCATCGCCGCGTTCTGAGCGCCGCGTTCCATGCCATAATTTTGGAACGCTAACTTACCCGCCGTATCCGACAACGCCCGAGCAAACGTATCGTCGGCCGTGTTACGAGCCGTGGCGTACGCATTAGAGCCAAGGCGGCCCGCCGCGTTGAAGTTGCCGTCGATGCCGGGGGCAATTTGCTGCGTGTATTGCTCGACCGCCGGCCGAACCTGGGCCTCGAAGGCGCCTTGGAAGAATGGGTTGCCCGACAGATAATTTCCGCTCAGCGTTTGCTGGTAATTGTTTTGAGCTTGCTGCGTGATGGGAGACCCCGCCAGGGCGCGGTTCTCAATCATGTTCAGCGACTGCTCGGTCTGGGGCGAGTAATCGACGACAGTGTCGCCCTCGTAATACTTGGGTGACCCGCTCTGATAGACGTTCTGCGCTTCGCTGAAGACGTCTTTCAAATACTCTTGCTGGGGCCCCCACGGGTCGGTCTTAGTCGTCGCGACCTCCGTGCGTTCTCTCGTGCCGCCGCCTTTACTCATCGCTCGGTAACTCCTTGTGCATCCAAGTGCAGCTTTCTTGGTACTCGTCCAGAGAGCGGAGCCAGCCACGGCGGCCGGCAATCTCAACGCGCGTCGCGCCGATCTCGGTCGCCCACGCGCAGATGCGCCTCTCCACTTTTTTCAATTCATCCAACTGGCCGCCGGCTAAAAAAATCCGCACGGCCCGCATCTGGGGATATTTCACTACCTCTGTTAACGCGGCCGATCGGAAGCCGGGCCAAAGTTGGAAGTCGCCGGTGGCCACGCCGTCGAAGATGTCTCTCTTCGTGTGCGTCCCGCCGGTGTAGCGCAGCGCCTTCTTGAGGTGCGGCCACGATTTATTGAAGTCTTCAACCAAAGACGACATATCCGAATGTTCTATCCGTCTGCGCGTTGTTCGCGTGGGTTATGGTGAACGCCTGATCACCCTTCGAGGAAACGTACATGCCGCCCGCCGCCCTCTCCGCGGCGGCGTTGGCCGTCTCCTCCGAAAACAAAATTACGCTGTCAGGGCCGACGCGGGTATCCGTGACCGCAGTGGTCGCCTGGTTCGCCGTAAGCGTCACCGAGGAGACACTGTCAACTTTTCCGTTCGCCAACTCACGCAGGGCATTCGCTATGAGACGACGGTGCGCCATCTCGTCGCGGTATGTCGGAGGTACGGGCCTCATCGATGGCCTCGGACCAAATAATCCGCCTCAAAACCTTGAGCGAAGTCGAAACCGCCCGCCACATTAAAACGTAGGCGATGATACCTGCCTTTTTCTCGAATAAAGACGTTCCCCGTCGTCGCGTTGGGGCTTAACGCCGACCCCAAAGATACCGTGTCGGTCGGCTTCTGCCTCGCGCCGTGCTGGACCGTAATTGTGGCACTCGAGCCGTCGACGATCGGCCGCGCGCGGAGCAGAACCGACGTCTGGCCATTACGCGGCGTAAAGTCGCCCGTATCAAAACGGGCTGTAAGTGACGTCCCCGTGAAGAACGCTAACTGGTTGCTTGTGTCGAATGCCGAAAGCAGAAGCTTGCCCCCGGCCCAGGCCCGGCTATCAAGGCTCAGGGCGAGGTTCTCAATACTCGCGCTCACGTCGTCGAGCCCTTCGAGGGTGTAACTTTTCGAAAGGGATCGGTAGATCATCTCGTGGCTGAACGACGCGTAAGCCCAACGGTCGAGCACCCAGTTATAAATAATCATCGTGTCCGGCGTGCCGTTTGCGGAGCTATTGCTCGGAAATGACCAGATGATCAACGAGTTGATCGGGTCAACGGCGGAAGACATGCGGTGCTGATAGGTCTGGTTGAAGTTGCTGTAAAACCACTTCGCCACACGCTGCGCGCCTAACGGACGAACGCCAGACGCCGTGAAGACGTAGAAATCTTCCGACGACAAGAAATAAATATCTTGCCCGCGTTGCACGATCGAGTTCGGCACCGAACAGCCAAGGTTCGACGACACTTCGTCGAAGTTCCAGATGGTCGGCGGGCCGACATAGTCCGCCCGCGTGATTGCGCGGTCTTGGAAGACCACCAAAAATTCGCCGCCGACGACGCCCGTCACCGGGCCGAACTCTTCGTTCATGTATTGAAAGTTGGATTGCGTCGTCACCGACGCCGTCCAGTCGGTCGCGTCCCCCAACGCAGACCAAATAACCTTCGCGGGCTTGTTCCCGTCGGTAGTGTCGTACGTGTTACCAACGAAAACGAAGTTTCTCGCCGTCGTGATGTACCTCGCGCGGGGCGCGCCCGCGGCGAGATCCGCGAACGTCGAACTTACGCCAAGGCTAAAGGACTGCATATTGTCAGTGAAGTTCGTCGCAATGACGCGCTGCCCGTATTGGATAAAGCGCCAGTTCTCGTCCTCGTTCGTCGCGTAGGTTGTGCCGCTGACGTCGTTCCACGTCACGTCCGACAATTTATAGAGCTTCGTCGCGTCGCCCGCGAAATCCGCCACCACGTTGTCGTCGTCGATCGCCGACGTGGCCCCCTGGCAACGCGCCGTGAGGGCATTACTGTAGGCGGCCAAGCTGCCGAGTTCTTTGTACCCCCGGCCCCATGGGATGCAGTTCTGGGCGATCGTCAGGCCGGGATTGCCGATCGGGGGCTGGTCCGGCAGCCACTCGCCAAACTCGACGGGTTTGATCGTCACGGCGTGAACACCTCAACGCGCTGCACCAGCGGGCCGGAAGACCACGCCGTGCGCTCGTCCACTTCGCGAAGCTGGGCGACGCCACGGTCGTACAACTGCACCCAGATCGAGATGCGATCATCCTCGCCAAGGTATGGAGACGCTTCCAAAAGGCTCCCATACAAATAGACGTCGGGCGCCGCGGTCAGGATCGAGTTCGTCGTGTTCTCATCCGACAGGGCGGTCAGCTTGCCGTAGTAGGTCAACGTCGCGGTCAAGCTCGAAGAGGGGGTCGGGCCGAAATGGAAGTTCGACCCAATTATCGAATACGCCTCCGGCGTGCCGCTGGTCTGCGTCGCGTGGTCTTGATAAAACTGAACCGGCGTCTTGAGGTCGAGCACGCGCCTGGGCGTGCTGTTCAAAACCATCGTCCTCGCCTCGAGAAAGCCTGAAGGTACGGCCACCGTCTCGGTGCCGCCGACCAGGTTGATCGTCGTCTGGCTTTCCATCTCACGGATGCGGAGGTCGCGGTTAAGGCGCGTCTCGCACAACGTGATGAAGTCGGGGATGACACTCGTCAAATTGTCGTCGACGAGCCAGTCGGCGATGCTCGCTTTCAACTCGGAGAAATTAGCTAAACCCATTACAGGATGACCTCCGCGGTTTTGAGGTATCGCCACTCGTTGGAGTTAAGGAGGCGCTTAACCGCCGGCTCATGGTCGGGGTTAAAGATGTCGACGCCATATTCCCGGAGCCACTGGTATTGAACCAGGATCGGGATATGCGCGACGTGCCACTGGTCTTGCTTGCGACGGACGTGAACGTCGTCCGTCGACATCTTGTTTTTCGAATACTCGAGGTGAGGCTCGACGTCTTCCCGGTGCTCAATAAGAAACGTGCCGTCGGGCTGGGGAATAAAGTTGACCTCTACGCCCCGTGACCTACTGAGCAGTCGCCTGTCGGACATTAGACAGGCTCGGCGATTTTCAGATTGCTGAGAAGTTTCGCGTCACACTCCGAGAGCATGACTTCATCGCCAACCTGGCAAACCTTTCCGTCAACTTCCCAAGACTTGGGCCGAAGAATGCGGCACTTCACGCCTGCAGCTTTGGGCTCCTCTTTTTCGTCCGCCTTGGTTGTCATCGATCGCAACGTCTTCACCATTGAAAATCTCCAAAAGAAAAGGGCCGGCTCCGAAGAGCCGGCCCTCATTGGCCGTCAGGTTTTAAGTGAGCCTTAGCTCAGGTCGGCAACCACGCCGTGGGCGGCTTCGTTGTCCACCTGCAGACCCATCTCACCGATGACCTGGTACTTCTCGCTGTCACCTGTCTTGGCGAGTTTTTCCTGCTTCATCGGACGAAGCGTCGCCATCTTCGCCTTGGTCGGGTCGACCAGGAGCGCCGAAGACGTGTCCATGAAGAGGTCGATCACCGCGGTCAACGTGCCGAAGTCGCCGACGTACATATCGGCGCCGCCGATGATTTTCGTCTGACCGTTCGGGTCGTTGACACGGGTGGCCGCCAGGCCGTCGAAGCCCGAGAAGGTCGCCTTTTGACCGGGCGACATCAGGAGCATGGTCGGCTTGCCGCCGTTCGTGTAGCACGACTGGTGGACCGTCTTGAGGAGGGCCTCAGTGTAGGTCCGCGGCGTGCCGGCGGTGGCCGCCGAGACGTTGCCGCTCGAGAAACCGCCGTCGGCGCCGGAGGTGCCGCGGGAGGTATTGCTCTCGAGCCACGCCTGGATGCCGCCGGTTTGACGAGCCGTCGTCGCGTCACCCGTCACGGACGCTTTGTTTTGCGTCACGCGGGCTTCGATGTCGCGACGAAGCTCGAGACCTTTGAGCAGCGCCTGGTAGGCCGCCTCTTTGGCGCGGCCGGCGCGGTCAACGGCCTCGGTGGTGCCGGAGATGCCGAACGAACGCTTAAAGATCTGCGTCCGGCCGCCAACGCGGACGGTGGCAGTCGGGTTTTCGTTCGACGTGTCATCGCCGTCGATGTGGGCGTTGTCGGCGTTCGCGTTGGCAAGCGCTTGGGTTTGCCATTCGAAGTAGGTGTTCGAGACACTCACTTTGCCGACGTTGCTTTGGAACGGAACGTCCGTCGGGTCGATCCGCGAGATTACATTCGAGAGGTCTTCTCGAATCCCGATAGCATCGTAGCTATCGAAAGTGTTAGCCGGTTGGGCCATAGTTCACTCTCCTATTGGAACATGAGCGGCAGCGCATCCTCTATGCTTCCTGTCCGCTCGAGTTTTGCCATTTGCTTACGCACGCGGGCTTTCTTGCCCTCGCTCGCCGGTTTGGAGCCCTTGGCCTTAATGACCTTGGGTTTGTTCTGAACTTTCTTTTTCGCCGTTTCAGTCGACTTGGTTGTCTTGATCGCCATCATCGCCTCACGAGCAAAAAGAATGTCCGTCGGAGACACGCGCTGGATCTGGTCGGGTGAATACCCACGCTCCAGCAAGAACTCCGTCAATTCTCGGCTCTCCTTCGCCGCGACTTCGGGGTTTTGCCACTCCGGGATTCTCTCCAAGAGTTGCGCTCGCCCCTCTTCCATGGCTTGGGCTTGCCGACGCTGCGCCTCGACCGCGTCA